TCCAACCTTCTCCAGTAGTAATGGCGTCAACCAGGCCGCTGCGGTCGCGCTGGCTCGAAATGATGCCTCAGTGCCAGCAGGCGCGCCTACTGCAAGGGTGAGCAAGTTCACAGTTCCTACGGCTACCGGAAACTCCTACATCGGGTTCATCAGCGCTCTCAACGTGAGGTCGCCAGAGAACGGCAATGCGGCGCAGATAGCGGTAGCGTCAGGCGAGACCTATGACTTCGAGTTATATGCCTATGTTTCTGGCGGTCGCGGCCAAATAGGCCTGTGGATTCAGTTCTATGACGGTGCTGGCGCGAGCGTCGGCCATAACTGGGCTGTCCAGGGCGGTGATGGCGTGAGGTTGACGACCACCACGGGCGCCTGGGTGAAGCTGACGGGGCAGGCGACTGTGCCGGCGGCGTGCATCCGCATGGCGATGACCTTGCGGGTCGGGTCAGGCGATGCAACCGATGTGTTCATGTCAGGGCCTGTAGCGCGCAAGCGTGCTGGCCAAGAGAGCGCCCAGGCCAGTGCGCTGCAGGCGGTCGACGCCCGTGTCACAACAGCTGAGAACTCGATCACCAGCCAGGGGTCGGCGATTACCAAGTTGGACAACACGGTCGCCGGCAAGGCCGACAACAGCGCGCTGCAGGCTCTGGAAAGCACTGTGAGCCAGCAAGGCAGTACCCTGACGTCTCAAGGGCAGGCCGTGACCCAGCTGCAGAGTTCCGTGGGCAGCATTGCGGGCAATGGTGCGAACCTGATCCCTGCGGAGTATTGCTCGTTCACGGAGACACTTCCGGCCATTCAGCGCCGAAGCTCGACCACCGTTACCGCTGAGACCTATTCGGCGGCGTACTCGACGCACCGGTTGAAGGTGAGCGACTCCACCACCGATGGAAACGGTTACTTCTGCCTGTATGCGAACAACGAGATGCTGAACTTGAGGCTGAAGCCCAGTACCAAGTACATCTTCTCCGCATGGGCACAGAGTGGAGCGGCCGACCGAATCGCACGCCTGAGGCACCGCTACGTCAATGCCTCAGGCGCGCAGGTCGAAGCGCACCTGGTCAACCTGCCGCTGACGACTCAATGGGGCAGGCTATCAGCATCGTTTACAACGCCTGCTGCCTTGGTGGATCGGGCCGAGTTGCTGATCTTCACCAGTCCTGCTGCGGGGTCACAGGACTCTTGGTGGGATGGCTTCATGCTCGAAGAGCAGATCGGCTCGAATACCACTCCTGGCTCGTTTGCGCCCGGCACGTCGACGAACCAGGCCGCAGGACAGGCGACGGCAATCAGTCAGCTGAGCACCACGGTTACCCAGCAGGGCACGGCGATCACTGCTCAGGCTGAGCGGATCGACGGACTCTATGTCCAGGTCAACCCGGAAATGGAGGGCGATTCGACCGGTCTGGCTGGCGCAGTCGGAAGCTTTGTCGGCGTCTGGACGGAGCAGTCAGCCCGGATAGAGGACGGTATTGCCACCGGCAAGCGCATCGATACGGTGCAGTCGCAAGTGGGCGGGGTGGAGGGCTCGGTCCAGGCAGTCAGCGCGACTGTTCAGCAAGTTTCCGAGACGATCGCCGGGGTAGACGGACGCGTTTCGGCCATGACTACCATCAAGGCCGAAACGATCTCGGGTGGTCGCCGGGTGATGGCCGGGCTGGCGCTGGGAAGCGACGGTGAAACGGCCGAGATCCTGGCCTATGCGCAGCGTTTCGCGATCGTTGACCAGTCGTCTGGCCAGGTGACGCTGCCGTTTGTAGTTTCGAACGGCCAAGTGTTCATCAATCAGGCGGTGATCAACCAGGCCTTCATCCAGAATATCGTGGCCGGCATGACGATCCGCTCTCAAGCGCTCAACTCGCAAGGCCTGCCGCTGCTGGAGCTGAACTTCGTCACGGGGGCCGTGAGCATTCGAGGTCAGGACGCCAACGGTTCGACGCTGCTCAACAACGGCGGCGTGTACGTCTACGACGCCAATGGCATTGAGCGCACGGCAGTGGGGAGGCTTACCTGATGGCTGATCTGTATGGGCTCCGGACGCGGGATGCGTCCGGGGCCATCACCCTCGACACCACGGTCACTTCGGTGCGGTCGCTGAAAATGATGCAGGTGGTGGGCAACGGGGCGTTCGACCAGTACATCGCGATTCCGGAGATTCAGGCCCAATCGTTTGTGGTGGTCGATGCGCTCTACTACGGCGGGGACAACACCGTCAGTCCGCAGGCCTGGTACACCCCTGGCCAGTTGCAGTTGCGGCAGCCGGGGACGCGCACCTGGCAGGTGATGATTCTCTCGCAGGGAGGCGAGCCGTTCGCTGCCAGCGGGTCCTACGGGATTCGGGCCTCGAACAACAACTTTCGAACGCAAATCGACTCGGTCAACCGGGTGCTGACGATCCGCCATAACGGCAGTTTCAGCTTCGGCTTTCAGGGGCCGGGAAGCGGCAGCCAGATTCAATGGGCTGACGTGAACTTCCCGGCCCCCATCACCACCTACGAAAGACCCTTGGTCTTTCTCAATGCCGCCAACTACATGATGGTGGGCAATTTCTCGGTGAAGGGCAGCCCTGGGAATTGGACGGGGTTCAGGCTGAAGGCATGGAACAACAACCAGGCGCATGGGGAGGTCGCGCTATATCCCATGGCCATCAAGTGGTTCTGCGCAAGCTCCCTGACCCCGAACACGCCGCCTGGCGAATACGGTGCTTCGGTTAGGGATGCGTCGAACAACCGCTCTTTCGTCACCACGGCCAACCTGGCTTTGCTCAACAGCCAGCCGGCCACCAATGCGTTTGTGCAGGCTGGAAACCCAATCACCGGAGGATCGTACTACGCGCCCAGTCAGCAGATGCCCTGGACAGGTAGCTACGACGACTATGTGCTGGCGAATGCCTTGTTTTCGGTAACGGATGTTATGCAAACCACTCAGCCGCTACGGGCAAACTTTGGCGGCTTCTTGCCGGGGAATCGCTCCATCTTGCAGATGTATTGCGATAACGGCTCGGGCATCAATCCGCTGACGGCGAACGGAAGAACGCTCTTCGCCTCTCGTCCCATGAAGCCTCTCTAAGGAAATGGCATGGCAAAGCAATCAATCAACCTCGGCACTGCGCCGACCGGCGCCGGTGGGGATGACCGTCGTAGCGCCTGGGTAAAGGCCAATGCGAACTTTGATGAGCTGTACGCCGCGGTGCTCATCGAAACGGGTACCAACGCCAACGGTCGCTATACCAAGTGGTCGGATGGCACGATGATTTGCGAGGGATCGGTTCCTGTCGGGAACATTGCGACCCAGACCGTTATCGGCTCGCTCTACTTCTCAGGGCTGATATCGGCGAGGCCCTTCCCAGCGAACTTCATCGCGCCGCCGGTGTGCGTCATCACGGTAGTCGCAGCTGACGGCATTGCCTCCTATTCGGTCTCGGCGCCTGCGACAGCAAGTGCGAGCCAGTCGGTCTACTTAACCGCGCCCTCCAGCAGTGGAACAAGGGCTGTGACTGTTTCATTCATCGCCAAAGGCAGGTGGAAATGATGCGTATCAAGCTTTCTCCGGTCCGCTCCGACCAGGAGCTGACGGTGTTCAAACAGGGCGAAAGCCTGACCATCAACGGGTTGACCCTGGACTTCTCCCCGCTGCCCGCTGGAGGCACGCTTCCAGCAGAAGCTACCGGCTGTGAATGGCTGGCTGGCCCAGTGGAGAGGGTAGACGGGCAACTGATCGTCGCGCTGACCATGCCGCATGGGGCCGATGCCCCAGAAGAGGCGCGTTTTCCCGCCGATATCGTCGGCCCGGTGAACGGCAAAGTCCCGCTTCCGATCCCTGATGCCTTACACCCTTCGCCGAGCCAGGGGTACGCGCAGATCGAATGGGACCAGGTGGTGACGGCCGAGGCGAAAGCTGAGGCGTATGCAGCGCAGGTGCTGGCCACGGCCATGGCTGACATCGCGCAGCGCCGAGCGATTGCCGATGCGGCTATCGCGCCCCTGCAGGATTCAGTAGACCTTGACGCTGCCACGCCAGATGAGGTCGAACTGCTGAAGGCCTGGAAGCGCTACCGCATTGCGCTGAGCCGCTTGCATGAGCAGCCAGGATACCCGACCGACATCGAATGGCCTGCGCCGCCGGCCTGATCCACCCCGCAACAAAAAACCAACCGCCGCCTGGCGGTATTTTTTTGCCTGGAGAAAACCTATGACCACACCCCGCGGAGTCCGCAACAACAACCCCGGCAACATCGATTTCAACCCCCGCAACGACTGGCAGGGCCAGCTTGGCCTGGAAGTAGGCGTGGCGAAGCCGCGTTTTGCCCGATTCGACCAGGCGGAGAACGGCATCCGCGCCCTAGGCAAGCTGCTCATCAACTACCGCAGCAAGGATGGGATGCCCGGCGTGGGCGAGAAGGGCATCGACACCGTGCTCGAGACCATCAACCGCTGGGCGCCGAGCAACGAGAACGACACTCAGGCTTACGCCTCGGCCGTGGCCAAGCGTCTGGGCGTTGGCACCACTGACCCTATCAACATCAAGGATCCGGCCACGCTGCGTGGGATGGTGCTCGGCATCATCATCCATGAGAACGGTCGCAATCCGTATCCGGACATGATCATCGACGAGGGAGTACAGAGGGCGTTGGCGTGAGCGCCTGGACAGTCAGATCCATAGTGCTCCTGGCGCTGCTGGGCTCCTACTGGCTGGTGTACCAGCACGGACGGACAGTTGAGCGCGCCGAGGCAGCCACAGCTTCAGCACAGCGGGACAGCGGCGACCGCCTGTCCGAGTTAATCGGCGAGCGGGCCGCGCGCAAGGAAGAACAACGACGCGCTCAGGCGCAGGAGGAGGCAAGAGCCCATGCCCAGGAAGAACGAACAATTGCTGATGCTGGCGCTGCTGGTGTCGATGCTGCTGGCCAGCGGCTGCAGCACGAAGGCGCCAAACTCGCAGCCGCCGTCAGTTGCCCCGGCACGGATACCTCCGCTATCGCCCGAGGCCAGGCAGCCACCCGCGCCGCCATGGTGCTCTCCGAACTGCGCGACCGGGCTGATGCTCGAGCGGGAGAACTGGCGAAAGCATATGACCGCGCCCGAATAGCCGGCCAAGCTTGCGAGGCGTCCTATAATGCGCTGATCAATTGATCGGGGCGGAGTAGTGGAAAAGCGCACTTTCATCGGGATGATTGAGGCAGGCGAGCCACTGATCCAGCAGGCCGTCGACGCAATGCGTCGGTATCACGAAGCGCAGGACTACGGAGCCTCACCTGCGGAGGTCGAGCGCCTGCGCGTGCTGGCAGAATCTCTGTTCCATGCTGTGTGCGACTATCAGCTACGTGTGGTTGGAAAGGCCCGCGGCAAAACTCTACCTCCTCTCCACTAGCCAGGCCGGGCATTGCCCGCTCCGCGCTCGCGCTATACGATACTGTTTTTATATACAGTGTGGGTGCGCAATGGCCATTCTACTTCCGCCCGCATGGGTAGCAGAACTCGACGATCGATTCGCCCTGGTGACCGATCCTGACGGCCGTGCAGCCGTGCTTTCGGAGATGGCATTCGCTGCACATCGGCGGCACGAGGTGGATGCCGGCGAGCTGTCCGACATGCTCGAACTGGCTGAGGCGGCTCGGCAGTGGGCCTTGCTCGAGCATGAGGAGGCCTGGCACCTGGGCCTGTTCAGTGATGAGCGCCCAACGCCAATTTTTGGTATTCGAATGGAGGGTAGTGGGGTTGGCAGAACGCCTTAGGAGGGTATTTTGGCTGTCTAAAATCGTGCTACATCTTCTCGGTTTTACTGGCCGGAACTCGGCCAAACTCGCCAATGCATATTAGACAAATCTGATGCATAGGCCGCGAACGGCGCGGCCTGAGGTCGATTTTCCACACTACTGCTGCATTACCGTGGGGTTGTCGACGACGCGATAGAATTTGGGAATTCGTATACAAACTTGAGAAGCATTTCGGTAAAAGTGATCAGTTCATCAGAGTCGGTACCAACCATGAGCGCTATCTCGTGAGTAGCTTCATTACCTTTCTTCCGAATGTGATCAACCCAGCCACGCCCGTTAGGCGGGACATAACCCTTTTCAGCCAAAAAATCTACGTAGTAAACGAACGATTTACCCTCGTCCGCACCTTCCTTGACACCGATGTTCATGAGCAACTTGCGGCATAGGAGAACAGATCCGGTGTATGCCCCTGCTCCAGCGCATTCCCTAGCTTCTTTGTACAGCGCTGCTATGTCCTCCGGAAGGTGATTCACCGAGCGTCCTGGCAGAATTCCCGGAATCTGCCACGAAACACCGAGGAAGGTCGGCTTCGTGCACATTGGGCATATATACAGATTATCATTTGAGTTTGACGCGTAGCCCGCCGCACTCGCCACCTGATTCCCACAATGGCCGCAGGAATATGTTCTAGGGTATAGGTTTTGGGTGTTGCTCCAGAACATCGACTGCTCTCCAATTTTTTTTGGATGCTAGCCATCTGCTGTCCCCATGTCCACATGCGCATTGCCCTATGGAAAGTGCCTGTCAAATCGATTCTAAAACTCGTACGTCGATGCTTTCACAATGGCGCTTGTAGGTGTGCCGTTACGTCGCTGTTTGGAATCGATTTTGTGCTGTGAGCGGCGTGGAACGGGGATTTATTCTACGGTCTTGAAATCCGGTGATCTCAGTTCAGGGAGGAGGTCAGCCCCTCAGCTTTGTCTCGGATCTCGTACCAATTTTTGTACCAATAGATGTGTTTTGAGGAGGGGCGGGGAGTGGAAAGGAGGGCTGGAAGGCCCGCAAATACGGGCTTTCCTCACTCTCAACAACTCTTTAAATCGCGGAAAACATCTCTGGAGTATGGCTCAGCGGCTGTCGATTGCTCGTTGCACCGGCCTATCGAAATGAAAAAAGCTTCATGCTGTAACGGTTATCCTGCGTCCGTTCGTCGGTTCGTGCGGGGCAAAAAAAAGAC